CAATTCGCTCCGGCTCCCGATGCCGTCTCGTTCGCCTTGATGATGAAGTCCGTGTCCTTGGCGACGGCGATCGAAAGGGCCTCCGCCTCCCCCTGGGTGTCCGTCCCCGCGATGGAGAGGATCTCCGTGTCGTTGAGCTTGAGCGTCAAGGTCTTGTCCGCCCCGGGGGCCGTGCCGAGGTTTGCGTATGCCCGCTTCACCATGACGGGGTTCGGGGATTCGATCGCCGGCAGGGCGATCGCGTGGTCCGCTGCGTCCTTGGTCCACCCGGTAAACCTGGGCAGTGTCAGGAAGAAGGGGCCCTTGCCGAGCTTCTGGAGCTGAGCTTCGACAGTGGCCTCAGCGGCGGGGAAGTGGTTCCCCGCGTCCGCCGCGGAGATGGCGGAGGCCGCGTGGGCTCCCGACGGGTCCGCGATGTGCGAGGCGACGTCCGCCTGCAGGATCGCGGGGAGGATGTCGACGAAACCGTGCGTCGTGTCGACGAACTGGGCGATGATGCCGCAGAAAATATCGTATGTCACGTTTCCCGCGAGATCCACCAGTTGGTCGTCGACGAGGAAGACGTTGTCCCCGACGTTCGCCTGGCTGATCTCCGTGGCAAATTCCATGAGGAAGAGCCCGCGCCGGCGAATGACCGCCAATTCGTCTCCGTCCTGGCCCAGGCTGTTGTCGATGGAGCTCCGGGAGACGCCGGCATAGATGAGGCCGCTCGTATCCCCTCCCGGGACGAGGAACCCCGCCGTGTTGAAGCATGCGTTCGCGCCGGCGAAGATCTTGCTGCCCCCATCGACCGGGGCAGGAACATCGACGCCCTCGGTGTATTGCGTCCTCTTGTCTGCAGTCAATGCGGTCATGCTTCACCCCCTTTGTTGTACTTCCTGAACGTCTCCTCATCGACGCCGCACATCTTGTTGATCTGGGTCTGGACGTCATCGATCCCGGTACCGGCCTCCTTCTGGTCGGTGACCACCTTGCCCTCGATGACGACGACCGGGGCCTTCGAGACGAAGACCTTGAAACCCTCCAGGTCGCGCTTCGCGTAGTCAAGGGCCCAGTCCTTCTGTGCCGGTGTGACCTTGCCCTCCTTCATCGCCATCTCGACGGCGCCGTCGGCGTCCCTCTGAATCAAACCCGCCTTGAGCGTGTTGAGTTCCTTCACCACGTCGTCGATCTTCGTGTGTGACTGTTTCATCGCGAGGATGGTGGCGACGATCTCCGACTCCGTAGCTGACTCCGCGAGGCCCAGGGCGTCGAGGACTCCCTTGTTCGCGATAATCACCGTCTTCCCCTCAAGGGCGATCTTGAGCTTGTTCACCGCCGCGATCGCCGCCTCTTCCTTTGCGTCCTCGGAAAGACCGAGGAGCTTCAACAAGTCTTTCATGGTTGCCTCCTTTGTATTTGTGTCCCCCTCGAAGCCGAGCTTGTTGGCGAGGGGAACCATGCCGTCTATGTTCGGCTGGTTTGTGAGCGCCACGTTGATGAGCCCGATAACCCTGTTGTCGGAGATCCTCTTCAAGAAGACGGGCGAGACGTACCTGTATTCCCTGTTGGCGATGTACTGCTTCGCCTTCTCCGTCCACTCGATGACGGCCCATATGCCCTCGGCGCCCCTGTTCACGAGCTTCTTTATCCATCCGGCAGCTGGCGCTTCGACGGGAGGATCCGCGATCGTCTGGTGCTCGTAGTCGATGACCATGTCGTTCGTCTGTGCCTCGAAGGCCTCGATGATCCCCCGGGCCCCGTCATCGTCGAGTGTAAAGGGTCCCTTGGGAGTGTCGTGATGCCCGTAGGGGATCACCTGGATCTCGGCGGGCACCTTGCCCTCGACGTCCTTGCATATCAGCACCAGTGTGTTCTTCATCCCTGTACTCCTTTCATGAGAAACCCCCGGAGACATTGCCCGATCGACGGCCAGTCTTCGTCCTGGACGAGGAGATAGGGTCTCGCGGGGATCTTTACCTTATTGTTCCTGCCCGCCATGCCTCCGAGCTGATGGATGCGGGCGTAGACGAGGTCCGTACCCAGAACAACACGGTCGGTCTCTGCATGAGCTGTGATCGAGTTCTGGAGCCGCGCCCTGTCGATGAGTGTCTTCTTCCCGGACGTGTAGCGCTCGAAGCCCTTCGTCAGACGACCGCGGAGAGTGTAAGCTTTCCTGCGGGCGCCGGAGCGCGTCTTCCGCCCGGCGTATGCCTGGTATATGGAGCGGATCTTCGTCGGTATCCACTTCTCCGGACGGCCGCCCGTCTGGAAGTTCTTGATCACCGAGGATCGGACGATCTCCCCGATCTCGCGAAAGGCGGGGCGGAGGTCCTTCGCTCTCCTCTGAAGTCTTGTGAAGAGACGCTTCGCTTCCGCGTCCTTGATCTCGACGTCTATCTGCAACTTGACATCTCCGTTCGGTGTGATAAACTTGATTCAATCCACCGGAGCGGGCCTGGGTTCCTAAGACTCCGGTGCAGAACGCCACAGTCTCCAGGGGCTGTTCGCTCCTTACCTTCCATACAGCAACCATCCTTGCCGTTGTTTTTGATAGTACCCTTCGATATCTCCCCTGAAGAACGTGTAACCCACGCATGTTCCTCCCTGATATTCCCCCGTCAACATGACATGCCGTTTCTTGTCATCCCGGAAGAAACGGATGAAACGCTTGCGCATGACAATCCGCCCTGTCTTCTCTCCCTTCATGGGCATGAGCCAGATCTCGAAAGGGTTTTGCAGAACGGGTCTGATAAGCGGAAAGTATGCCTCCCTGCCGTCCGGAGACAGGTGGTCGAATAGATAGTCTGAAAGGATAATGGAATCCTTGTCGGGAGTATTGATGACAACGCTCTGGCCTCCGATTGCTTCATGGAAAAGGGTCCTCAGTTTGACCCCGTCACCACCAAGGTCTTTCAGTGTGGGCCCCAGTCTCGCCGGCATGGGGTCATAAGGGACGATCGATGGTCTTCCTGCCTCTGCGATGCCGCGGTCGATCAACGGTACCCACTTCTCCCGGGAGGCAAGGTCGATGTTCTTTGCCGCCAGGACGTCGCGATAGTTCACCTCTCCGGGGTTGGTGTCGAACCCGGGGTCCGCAATGCCCGGCGCGTCCTCTTCGATGGGGAGTCTTTCCCGGGAGATCTCTCCCTTCGTCAGTGCCCTTACCGTGCAGCGGCAGTTGAAACCGTTCGGCGGGTAGCTCGTGGACCAGAAGGGATCGTCGTACCTGAGGGTCCTGCCGTTCATCGCGGCATGGGCCGGGCGCGTCCTTGCGTCGATCACGGCCACGTACTGCCAGTACGGGTGACTGCCGGCGACCTCCATCTGTCTCTGGTAATGGCCCGCCTGGTAGGCACCCTGGACGTTCGTGCGGAATATCGTGTCGAGGCGATAGGGACTCAAACCTTCCCAGCCCCGCCGCGCCATGGTCTCCTTCATCGTCTTCTTGAACTCAGCGAACGTCGTGCCCTCGGTCATTGCCCTGTCGATGGCGCCATGGATGTCGGTGAGGACGTCCATGCGGGTAACGCCGGAGACCGTGAAAGCCTTCGCCCTCGCCTCGGCGGCTAACTGCTTATACCTGTCCGGGGTGAGGGCCGTCCTGTCCCTGAAAGACCTGATCGCCTCATCAAAGGGAAGTGGTATCCGGAAGGAGATCATACGAGGGACCTCCCTTTCAGGTCGGCGCGGACCATTGCCTCCGCCAGGACGTGACGGAACTCATCCATGCCGATGCCGGCGTAGACCTCGGCGAGCCTCGCCTGGAGGTCCTCAAAGGACTCCGTTTCGTCGACGATCCGCTCGATGGCCGACAGGTCGATCGCACCCTGAGAAAGGGCATCGTCGGCCAGAGTGTCTATGTATCTCTGGGCGGTGATGAGGCTATTGATGCCGTCCGTTGTTTCCGCCTTGTGGGCCGTCTTCTCGACGTCGGGAGCGTCATCACCGGGTCCGCCCAGCTGCCGGAGCTTGAGTGTCTTCTCTCCCGCCTGGGGTTTGGGGATGCCGAAACGATCATAGATGTG